GGGCATGATGCCGCCGACGGTGCCGGGGGTGACGAAGACCGGAGTGCCCTCCTGCCCTTCGGGGCGCTCCCATCCGACGGGCTCGGCGAGGGTGAGGGTGAGGGCTCGGACGATCGGCGCCGCCCCCCCGCCGCCCCGCGCCGTGATCTCCAGCTGCGTGCCCTCGAGGTTGCGGCGGATGAGGTAGCCTAGGCCGGGCGCGAGCGCGAGCGCACGCAGGCAGCGCACCACTTGTGCGCCCCATGCGGCCTCGAGCGGCTCGCCGCGCTTCGGCTCTCGGGGGAAGATCAGGTTCATCTTAAGAGTAGAGCGTCTCGTCCCACACGTCGGCGCCGGTCCACTGCTCGATACGCTCCCATTTGCCCTTGGCGCCGGTCTGCGTGGCCTTGTCGGCCGTCTTCAGCCACTGGTAGCCATCGGGCGCGGCCGGGTGCGGTTTCGTCGTCGTGCGCGTGCCCTTGCCGATCGCGCCGATCGTCGGGCGCGCGTGGCTGGTGGTCGTTTTGCGCACGATCGGCGCCGCCACGAGGTAGCTCTCCGTTCCGCGTTGCAGCAGATCCGCGAGCTTTTGCAATGGACCCTCGAGCGGGCCGGGCAGCGTGGGCCCAGGCACCGGCTCCTTGTTCTCCAGCGCCTTCTTCAGCTTCGCGATGTCGGCTTTTTCGATGTCCTTAAACTCCGGGTGCGCGTAGATGCTCTTCTCCAAGCTGCCGGCGTCGATCTCGATCACGGTCTCGTCGGCAGGGCTCGTCGTGCCTCCGGGCACGGCGCTGGCGATCGTCACGAGCATCGTGCCGGGCCCCGCGGTGCCGGCGCCATCGGGCTCGATGGTTACCTCTTCCACGTAGTAACCGGCGTAGCCCTGCAATTGTGAGCCCCGTGCGGGCCGTTGCGACTTGAGCGTGAGGAACGGCCCGCGGTAGCAAAGCCTGTAGCCCTCGACGTCGCCCCGACTAAAAAACTTGGGGAAGCCCGGCTGTAATTTGATGTCTTTCGATCCGCGCCAGCGGGGGGTATTGGCCATGAGTTACGTCTCCTGTTGAGCGTTGGAGCGCGCCGAGGGCGGCGCGCCGAAGAAGAGCAGGTGCAGTTGGTCCATTTTCACCGCCTGCGGGGCCGGGCCTTGGGCGATCTCGAGCGCCTGTTTGTTCTTAGCCCACTCGATGAAGAGCTCGCAGGTGCGCACCTGGAACTGCTTTTCGGAGAGCGCCACCTGGCGCTCCCGCTGGTCGAGCAGCCGCTCGCGCTGGCGGGCGCGGCGCGCCTCGATGTCGGTGCGGCGCAGGGCCACGAGTGGCTCGACGAGCGCGGCGAGCGTCTTGTCGTCGCCCTCCTCGAGCGCGGTCTCAATGCGCTCGAGGATACGTCCGCCAAGGATGGCGGCCGAGCCGTCGGTGGTGCTGCCGCCGGCGGCCTCGCCGAGCTTCGCGGCGTAGTCGGAGAGGTGCTTCAGGTTCTCCACGCGCTCGCGGCGGCGGAGCCATTTCGCGTAGCCGCCCTTCCGCCACTCGGAGAGGTTTTGCGGCGTGATGGGTTGCTCGTTGAAATACTCGTCGAGCACGCGGAGCACTTCCTCCTGACAGTTGAGCCAGGCGAGGATCTGCGCGGCCGGCTCGCCGTCGAGGAGGCGACGGTTCACCTCCTCGCGGATGTGGAGCGGGCAACGGCCGATCTTGCCGGTGTGCGTGTCGGGAGTGTCGGACATGTTGTTTGTGACGCGAAGGGCGGAGCGAAGAAGACGAAAATTGGCGGATGGCCGCTGCTAGCTAAGGGCCTTGCTTAATTGTGCTCCGCCGGCACCGAGCCCGTAATGGGCGATTGGATACCCGATCATCGGCGGGCGCGTTCTTGAGCGAGGGCGGCGGCGAGATTTTGGGTTTCGCGTTCGAGCGCCGCGAAGCGCGCAGGCGAGTGCCACACCTCGTCAACTTGCGGGAGGTAGATTCCCTCCGCCGACTGGACGGGCTGATTGGCTTTCAGCACGAGGACGGGTGGCTGATAGAGCATCCGCGATGACGCCGCGCTTGCGGAGGAGGCGCTGTTGCAGCCGGTCAGCGCGTTGCTGATCGGCAGAATGAGCAGAGCGACGCAGCGCAGCGATTTGGTCTTCGAGGTCGTCGCATTCATTTTGGAGCTTTTCCGGGTAGGCGATTGCCTGGAGTTGGAGGTAGGCCGCCGCCGCGTTGAAAAATGCTGCGATGGCGGCCCACATGGTGACGGATCAAGCGTCGGCCGGAGCCGTAGCGTTCTTCAGCTGCTTCACGGCCTCGCGGAGACCCACGCCGGCGGCGCCGAGCGCGAGAGCCGCCCACGGGTTGAGCGTGGAGCCGGTGGCGAGGTGCGAGACGACTTCGAGGAGCACACCGCAGATCGGAGCGAGAAAGGGCAGCACGCCCTTGGGCACCGAGGGGATGAGCTTCTTGAGGCCGGCGATGATGAGCGGCGTGAGCACCACGATCAGCGACTGCTGCCAGGTGAGGCTGGCCACGGTGTCGGCCACGAGGCTCGCGTCGGCGGCCTCGGCGGTGAGTGCGTCCTGGGCGTGGGCAACCGTGGTGAGGAACATCGCCACGATGGCGAGGGGGAGCGATTTGGTTTTCATGGTTTAGATCCGCCGGTGCTTCCGGCGAAAGGGTGTATTCAAGAACGCGCTACAATGCCCTTCGGGGTGGCCTGGTAGTGGGGCTGGCGCGTCACCGGATCGGGCACGACGCTGGCGAGGCCGAGGCTCACGAGCTGCGCGAGCTCGTGCTCGAGCTGCGCCTGCGTGAACTCGAAATCGAGCACCTTGGCGCGGATCACGCGGCGCATGAGAGTTTCGGCGTTGAACGCCACGGACTTCGCCGCGACGAGCTCTTCCAAAGTGGCGACACGCAGATCGCCGAGTTGCGATTGGGTGAGGATCATGGTCGGATCGGGGAAGGTTATCCTTTGCTCGCGTTGAGCTGCGTGAGCTGGCCTTCGACGCGTCCGAGACCGCGTTCCAGCTCCTTGAAGTTCGAGGCCAGCGTGGACTCCACGCCTTCGATGCGCTGGAAAATCTCCTGCGTGAGCTTCTGGAGGTGGCGCCGTTGAGCCGCGGCCGTCTCCGCGGCTTCCTTGTCCAGCTCTTCGGTTTTCTTCTCCAACGCCGCCAACCGCTCCTTGTGCCCGTTGTGCTCGGCCTGGGCTTTTTCGATTTTCTCGACGGTCTTATTGAGCGTGACGATCGAGGCCTGAAGTCCGACCAGATCCACGTCCACCGAGGGCTTGCGGCGACGCCGCTCAAGCATCGAGTCGATGCGATCGGCCACCATCACGGCGGAGACGATGCCGCCGAGGACGACTCCCCACACCGCGTAGGCGAATGTGGGGTTCTGCGCCGAGAGTGCGTCGGGCGCGGTGGAGGCGAGGGCGAGCGGGAGCGCGGCGGAGGGCATGCGCCGCGCACGATGCCAGAGTGACCCATCCTCCGCCCACGCGCCGTGGCACGGCTGGGCGCGCTGGCAACGCGACCAGTCACTTAACTTGAAACCCCGCCGGGTGGGCGGGGCTTACCTTACCGAGCGGTTTTATTCCCGTCGTCGATCCGTTTAAGATCCTTATGATTATTCTTCAACTGCTTGTGCACTCGACGAATATCTTCTGCCGGAGGCAGTGATTCTGGTGTGCGCCCGCTTATCTTAATCATTGTTGCGCGCACCTCTTTCCCTACTGATTCCGCAGCTTTCTCTAATTGTTTTTGGCCCTGGGTATTTTCGGCTCGAATCTTCTCTTCGGTTTGGGTGACACGAAACAGATTCGCAGCAAGTTCGGTCTTTCCCATGAAATCGAGTGGCGAGCGCCCGCCTGGCACTCCCTTGCGCTGACGGATTTGCCACATATCCATATTGTAGAGGCCACGGTAACCCGCGTTTTGGAAGAGCGGGAAACTTTGCACGCCTGCCGCCTTAGCTGTCCCCGACAAAGTGCGCTCATGGTCGGAAATTTCAGCACGAATCGCCACGCGTTCCACACCGTCAGCTTCCGCGAGTGCGCATTCACAAGCTTGTGCCCAAGCTACAAAATACGCTTGGGCACGGGCGACCTGAGGTTTCTTAGGATCGCCGTTCATCGCAGCCAGATAGGAAGCGAAACGTGATAACTTGTAGTCCAATACCTCTTTCCCCTCAATCTGACGGGCAACCTGAACGATGTTCTCCATGATCGGGATGTTCAGCGTTGTTAGCGTGATCATCGCCTTCTCAATCGCCTTTCGGAAGCTATGGAGGCTGTCGTAGCCCAGCATCCGCGCTAGGTCACTGCCCCACCAATAACGAAAGCCGTTATCGTGACCAAGTAGCTCGAACCCCGCTTGGGTAGGCTCCAAGGCGAAAGGATTTTCCTCAGAAGGAGGGGTGGCGTCGTCGGGGAAGAGCATTAGTGGATTTTCCGCTCCAATTGCCCGCCGTCAACCCTACTCAAGCCCCCCGGAGCGGAGTGTGGTTCACCACTTCACCTCATACGTCACCGCGAAATCCGCATCGGGCTCGCCCTCGCTCCACGGGCATTTGGGCCAGTCCTTCCGCGGCAGGTCGCGGTTTTCATGAAACTCGATGCGCGGCCGCAGCACGCCTTCGCCCTGGCAGGCAGGGCAGCGGCGTTTCTCCACGAGGGTGACGGTGAAGGTCTGCCCGGCTTTGATCGCGTCGAGAAAGGCCTCCTGGTCGAGCACGCGCGGGCCGCCTTCCTTACCCTCGTTCTTGGCCTTGGCTACCGCCTGATTGGTGGCGACGTCGTAGCTGTGGGTCCGCGCGATCTCGGCGAAGAGCACGAGCAGCCGCTCGCGCGTCTCGACGCGGCCGATCCCGCCCTCCGCCACCTTCGACACTCGGAAGACGATGGGCCGCTCCACGAAGAAGGGTGGATTCGCGTCTCGCTCCTTCTTCGTGGTGAATGACCGCACTTTCCCCTCGTGATCGTAGCGCGCCGGGTTGTAGGGCAGGTTCGGCCGCGTCGGGTCGGTGCGCGTGGGCGCGGCCGCGGCCACCGTGGCGAGCACGGCGCCGGCGAGGAGGAGGCGGAGGGCGGATTTCATCCGTTGATTGGGCGGGGTGGCGTCTTGTCGCGTTCGAAGACGAGGAAGTGGCACTCGCGGCTGAAGATGAAGAAGACGCGGCGCGTTTCGTGGATGCTGCGCACGAAGCGCCAGCCTTGGGCGGCGTGTTTGTTCAGTTGGTTCTGCAGGCGGTTGGGATCGAGCGAACCGGAGAAGAAGCCGGTATTGTTCTGGACGACGATGTATTCTTTCATGTGCGAAGCGTGGACGGGGTGTTGACGAGGTGAAAATGCGTGGCTGAGAACGTGGCCGCCCCATGCCAGAGAGTTCCGCCGCTCGCCCCCTCAGTTATCGGCCCAGCGCCTACTACTGGCGCAAGTCTCTCCGGGAGTCCACCACCCGCGACGAGGCGGTGGCGGTCGGCCTCACCCTCTGCACCGAGCTCGAGCTGCTCAAGGCATGGGTGCGCGAGCAGGGGCTCATTCCGCCGCGCTTCAACGCCACGGCGGCCGAGGCCGAGGATAAATGGGCGCGCGACGCTCATGCCGACGCGGCTGAGCCGCCCCCTTCTCCAGGCTGACGCGGGTTGCGGTGGTGCGGGGGCGCGGGCACGATCAGCGGCTTTTTCGGCTTCGGCTCCCGCCCCGCGGTGGCGGTCAACCGAGATTTGATCCGCTCCAAGCTCTCTACGAGCCCCTGCGCATGCCCGAGGAGCGACTCCAACTCCTCTATCACGATTACCTGCGCCACCGTTTCCGCTTTCGGGTGTGACTCGGCAAAAGCCCTGATCCGCTCTGCAACACCGCCAATACGTTCGCTTAGCCGCTGCGCGGTTTCTGGATCTACCGGTGTATCCGAGGCGGCCAGGATTTCGACATCGCTAGGGGGCGGCAGCGGCTTGGAGTCATCGATAATCGCTTCCACCGGTAGGCCAAAATATTCGGCCAATTGCTGGGCTATTCTCGGATAAGGCCGCGATTTCCCTGCCAGCCAACGGCCGACAGTTGTGTGCGACAGGTTCAGCGCTGCGCCGAGTTCCTCTTGTGTGAGGTTACGGCGAGCCATGAGGCGGATGAGTTTCTGGGAAAGTTGCACAGGATGCACATTCACCCTTGACGCATTTGTGCGTCTTGGGCTTCTTGTGCATCTATGCAGGCACAAGAAAAAACCCCGTGCAAACGAATAGTCGTTAACCGGGGCCTGTCGGCCTTCGCCCGGGAGCGGGGGGTCACGATCAACCACGCTTGGCGCGTCATCACCGGACGCCGCGAGAGCGCCCGTCTACTCGCCGCTTGGCAGGCCTTTCAGGCCCGCAAGTCCGCCTGACTTTCCGACCACCGACCATGAAGACCGACACCTATATCGCCGAGCTGTCCACCGACATGCTCCTCGCGCTCGCGGAGCAAGCCGCCCGCGACGTTCACGCCCTACTTGTCTCGCGCCACCTGCGCCGGACGGGCACCGCGTCCTCGCCGCACATCATCGAATTGGAGCGCCACCGGGTCGCCGCCCTCCGTCGCTTTATCCGCGGTCTGCGTCACGGCGCAGAGGTCTTCCCGGCGTGGCCGCCGCACAAGGTCTTCCGCGGCTATCTGAAGCACTATCTCGACCAGATCTTCACCGCGAAGGGCACCGAGCGCCGCTGGCAAGACTACGTCGCCAGCGTGGCGAGGCACAACCGCGTGGCTTGCCCCGCCCCCGGCTCCCCCGACTGGGCCACCTTTGTCCTCCACGTGCCCGCCGCCGCCTGATCCGCCATGGCCAACGAAAATCTCAAGCTAATCGAGCGCGTTATTGCGGCGGAGGCGGCATTGCACACCGCCCTGCAACAACTCGCCTGGCTTAGTGGCTATCTGGAGACCGGGCCCGTCGTGCCTCCTCCAAAGCGCGTTGAATTTCCGAACTGCTGCGCATGTCCGCTGTGCCAGCGCGAAGCCGCGACACCTCCAGCTCCAGCGCCTCAATCCGCGCCCGCAGTTCGGAAGTCTCGTCGCTCATCCCGCCGACGCTGAGCCGCCCCGCATCCACGCGCAACCGCCTTTCCCCCAGCCATGGAAACCACCACCCACGAACAAGCCGTCGTCACCTTCCGCCAGCCCTCCGAGCTGCCCGACCACCCGCTGCTCGCCCACATCCCGGTGTGGGCGCCACACGAGCCGGAGTTCCAGGCTCTCAAAGTCAGCATCCTCGAGCGCGGAGTCGATTACCCCGTCCTCGTCGATAGCGCCGGCCGCGTCGTCGACGGGCGCAACCGCCGCAACGCCTGCGCTGCCGCCGGCCTCTCCGTCCCGACGCGCGTCGTCCCAGACAATCAAGTCGCCAACACCATCATCTCGGCGCTCGGCAATCGCCGCCATCTCTCCAAGGGCGCCATGGCCTACCTCCTCGCCCCGCTCATGAAGCCGGCGATCGAGGAGAGCCGCGCCTATCGCCAGAACAACCTCAAGCAGCTCGCCGCCGATAGTGCGCTGAGTGAACTTTCGAAGAACAAGACCGTCGAGGCGATGGCGGATGGGTTGGGTTTTGGCCGCACCGTCTTTTTCCAAGCGCTCAAGATCCACAAGAAATTCGCCGAGACTCCCGAACTGAAAAAGCAGTTCGAGGAGCGCATCCTCGCCGGCGAGCTCGGCCTCAGCGGGGCTCTCCAGGCCATCGCCGGCAAGCTCGCCACCGAAGACAAGCCGCGCGTCGTGAGCCCGGCGGACGTGCTCATCGTCCGGGCCATTACCGACCTCCGCAATCGCTGGGACGGCTACGCCAAGCTGCCCGACGACAAGCGCGATGAGGTCAAGGCTCAGATCGCCGCCGCCGCCGTCGAGTGGCCCGCCGATGTCGCCGCCGCCACCGCCGCCGCCTGGCGCAAGGCCGGGCTGATCAGCTGAGCCCCGCTCCTGGATCCTTGCTAGCAATGCCCACTCCCCACCAGCTCGCCGAAGCCCGCCGCCGTCTCGATCTCGTCGAAGCGATCGGTCGCTTTCCGTCTCTCCGCAAGGCCGCCGAGGCGCTCGGCGAGTCGGTGGCCAATCTCTGCCGCTACCGCGCGGCCTACGAGGCCGGCGGGCGCACGCTCGAGGCGCTGCTCCCCGGCACCGATCGCGCCGGCCGTCCAAAGCTCGCCGCCACGCTCCAGCCGGAGGAGATCGCCGAGGCCCGCCGCGCGCTCCTCAAGACCGAGTCGCTCCCGCTCGCCCTCGAACACCTGGCCGACAGCGAGGTGTGCAGCCACGCCACGCGCGAGCTGCTCAACCGCTACCGCGACACGCGCGAATACCCCCCCTCGATCGTCGCCGCCGTGCGCTTCACCGAGGAGGAGTGGGCGGAGTTTCGCGGCAAGAAGGCCGCGCAGGGCACCGCCTACACCACCCGCCGCGGCATGTGGATCGTCGATGCCGACGGCACCCGCCGCGAACTCTTCGCCGGCGATCTCGTGGAGGCCGACGACGTCTCGACCGACGTGCCCTACTACGTGCGCATGCCCGATGGCTCCGTGCGCGTGGGCCGTCAGGTGCTCGTCTTTCGCGACGTGCGCTCGCGCAAATACCTCTACGCCGCCGCCATCGCCCGCACGCAGGATAGCTACCGCGCCGAGGACATCGTGCGCGCCTGCCGCTGGCTCGTCGAGGCGCACGGGCTGCCCGGCCGCTTCCGCTTCGAGCGCGGCTCGTGGGCGAGCCAGGCGATCGATGGCTACGAGTGCCCCGTCTCCGGCGCCAAGTGGGGCGGCATCGCGCAGCTCATCCCCGTCCACCACGCCTACAGCTCGAACGGCAAGACGATCGAGGGCGGCTTCCGCCTCTTCCATCAGGTCATGGGTCTGCACGGCGTGCGCATCGGCAAGACCCGCGGCGAGTATGAGCAGCCGAGCGCCGACATGCTCGCGGTCAACGCCGGCCGCAAAGATCCCGCCGCCTGCGGTTTCGTGCCTTGGGAGCAGGTGCTCAAGGCCCTCGAGGCCACCTTCACCAAAATCAACGGTCGCGCCACCTACGACAAGACCACCGCCCAGCACACCACGCCTGACGACCTCTGGTGGGGCGACATGCAGCAGCGTCCTGGCAAGCGCCTGCCCGTGTGCCCGCCCGAGCTCTTCGACCACTTCCTCCCGGTCAAGCGCCTCGTCTCCGTCGGCGCCGTGCAGGCCGGGCACGTGCAGGTGTCGCTCCCCGATTTTGCCGCGCCCTTCGTCTTCCGTGTGGCGGGCTACGATGCCGCGGGCAAAGAGCTGCCCTACCTCGAGCGTCTCCACAAGGTGTGGGTGGCCTTCGATCCGCACGAGGCCGCCGCCACCGGCGCGGTGATCTACAACGCCGAAGCGAGCGATTCGTCGCGCAACCGCGGCGGCTACCGCCCCCTCGAGCGCCTCTTCACCGCGCCGCTCAGCCTCGAGCGTCCGCAGCTCGACCTGCGGCCCGCCGGCGAGCGCGGGGCCGATGCCGACGTCGCGGCGAAGAAAGTGCGCACCGCGCAGGTGCGCGCCGCCGGCACCTCGATCGGCGTCTTCGGCCAGGGCGCGCGGCGCGTGCAGCACACCAGCGACGCGCAGGGCAACGTCTCCCGCATCGAGAGCGGTTCCGCCCCGCGCTCGCCCGCGCCGCGCACGGAAGCCGCGCCGGCCGTGCGTGCTCCTCGCGCCGAGCGTGCGCGCCCGGTCGTCGTCGAGGATCTCGACGCCGAGCCCGTCTTCGAGGCGCCTGCACGCCAAGCCTTCCGGCATACGACGTGCGATAATCGTCATTCCGCGCCCGTCGCACCAGCCGCGTCTCCAGAAATCGAATACGAAGAAATCTAGCCCTAGTTTCGACCATGATCAATCCGACCGATACCGAAACCCTGCCGCTTCCCGCCGCGGAAGCCGTGCGCGCCAACAACACCAACGCCGGCGCAATCTCCTATGTCGGCCGTTTCATCATCCCGGGCGACAAGGTGAACCGCGCCACCGTCGATCTGCCCGACGATCAACGCGAGGCGATCCGCTGGGCGGCCGGCTATTGCCGCGCCAAAAACATCCACCATGCCGAGTTCGCCGCGTTGCTCAAAAAGCCGGACGGCACGCCTTACTCCAAGGATTCCGTCTACCACATGTTCACGGGGGGCCGCACCGAGTCCGCCCTCGAACCCATGGTGGAGGCCATCCAGCGCCTCCGCCGCATCGAGGAGGAACGGGCCGAGCAGACGCGCGCCTCGTTTGTCGAGACCCGCCTCGCCAAGCGCATCTTCCAGCTCTGCCGTCGTGCCTTCCTGCGCCAGAAAATGGTCTTCCTCTTTGGCGATTCGCAGATCGGCAAGACCACCGCGCTCGAGGAATACGCCCGCCGCCACAATCACGGCGAGACGAAGTATGTCCGCATGAGCACCGGCGGCACGCTCTGCGATTTCCTCCGCGAACTCGCCGACGTCCTCGGCATCCCCTCCGGCAACTCGATCCAGGACCTGAAGCGTCGCATCCTCCAGAGCTTCGACAGCCGCATGCTCCTCATCGTGGACGAGTGCGAGGAGTGCCTCCGCGAGAGCCGCTACGGCGTGCGTGGGCTCGATACGCTCAACTTCATCCGCGAGATCCACGACAAGCGGAAGTGCGGCGTCGTCCTCGCCGGCGCCAATATTTTCCGCCAGCGTCTCTACTACGGAGCTCACAGCCTCAGCATGCGCCGTCTGGTCCTGCGTGGCATGCCGCCGCTTCAGCTCCCAAAGGTGCCGGGGCAGGCGGACCTCGCCACTTTCGCCACGCACTTCGGCCTGCCCCCTGCGCCCGATGAGGTCCGCGGCATCCGCGTCGCCGTGGTCGACGACGACGGCCACGAGCGCCGCGAGGAGATCCAGAAAAACCCGCTCGAGCTACAAAACAAGATCGTGCGCGAGCACGGCCTCGGCCGCTGGCTGATGATCCTCCAAGAGGCGAGCGACATTGCGAAGGAGAAGCGCAGGACCATCACGTGGGGCTTCGTCATCCACGCCTGGCACATCTTCGAGCAGATGGAAACCATGCCGGGCGATCCGGAACCGATCAAGGAGGCCGCCTGAGCCATGGCCGCGGTGAAACATCAGCCGAAAAACCCGTGCCCGTGCTGCAAGACGAGCGAGCGCGGCGATCTCTACGACTACGACCTCGGCGGCCACGTCTGCAACGACTGTGCGAAGTGGGGCAAGATCGCCGAGATCCAGCTCCGCGACAAGGGCCTCGTGGGCTGCGTCCGCAAGAGCAACGACCGCCAAGCGCATGGAGGTGCGTCGTGAGCGACTATCTCCTGTCCGCCTTCCGTCTGCTCGGGGTCATCGCCCTCGGCACGCTCATCGTCTGCGCCCTCATCCTCTCCGCCGGCGCGATCTACTACTTCGTTCTCTGCGCCCTCAGCGGCGCCGGCGAGAGCGGCAACGCCGAGGCCGACGCGGACGAAGCTTCCGATCCCTCGCTCCAATGAAATACGTCATCTTTCGCCGCACCGACGGGGTGGAGTTCCCCGTGATCTTCGGCGGCTTCATCTCTCACGCCGATGTCGCGGCGCTCTTCTCGCAAGATCGCCACGTCGCGATGTCCGCCGGCTTCGTGCGCTTCCTCGGTCATGGCACAGTGGATACACACGACCAATCCCTCTCGCTCAATCTGAGCCCGCGCCCCGGCGACGCCATGCTCATCGGCGCCTACTGCCGCGCCACGCTCCAAAGCATCGGCGTGCCGGTCATGCCCGCCGGGCGCTGGTCCGTCCTCGACAGTTCGCCCGCCGAGGGCGCGCGCCCGCTCCCTCCGGAGCAGCCCGCGGTGCCGTCCGTGCCGGGCTGCGTCTACTGCCCGGATTGCCCCGTCCGCCCCGCCTGATCCCGCAACTTTCAACCCGATCACCATGCCCAAAATCGACGTTAACCAAGTAGCCGAGATCCTCAAACGCAACGATCTCGATCCCGCCCTCCTGCGGCAGATCATAGAGGAGCTCAATCTCGCCGTGCAGCCCGAGAGCGAGGAGGAGAAGGCCCCCGAGGTCAAAAAGCAGTATTCCATCCTCATCTCCGACCCGGAGGGCAAGCTGCCGTCGGGCGAGTTCACCGGCTGGGTCCTGCAGATCCCCGAGGACGCCTCCGTGCTGAGCGCGCCGGAACGCATCCACAAGGCCGCCTACGAGTTCAACACGACCAAGAAGGGTCGCCTGATCCCGGCCAAGACCATGGCCGACGCGATCGAGAACATCCCCGCCAAGCACTTCAAGGAGCAGCAGGTGTGGGTGAAGACCAAGACCCCCGTGTTCGTGGTCACCACGGACAACCAGATCCCGATGGAGAAGACCGACCGGCGCTCCACCCGCGGCCCGCTCGAATGAATCCTTCCTGCGTAACCACAAAATCACTACGAATCATGCCCGCACCATCCACCCGCATCCGCCGCATCGCCCCCGTCGTCGCCACCCGCGCCGACGCCGAGCGCATCCTGGGCGAGCTCGCCGCCGACAGCGCCGAGCAGGCCCGCCTCCAGGCCGAGCTCGACGCCGAGCTCACGACCATCCGCAAGAAATACGAGGGCCGCATCGACGAGCTCGACAAACGAATCGAGGGCGCCACCGGCCTCCTGCAGGCTTGGGCCGAGGCGAATCCGGACGAGTTCGCCGGCAAGAAGAGCCTGGAGATGCTCCACGGCCGCCTTGGCTTCCGCACCGGTAACCCGAAACTCAAGACGCTCTCGGGTTGGACCTGGGACCGCGTGAAGGAGGCGCTCGTGCGCACGCTCTCCGGCTACGTCCGCACCAAGATCGAACCGGACAAGGAGGGCATGCTCGCCGCCTACCAACGCGGAGAACTCGACGACCGCGACCTGCGCGAGGTCGGCGTGAAGGTGGTGCAGGACGAGGCGTTTTTCATCGAGCCCAAGACCGAAGCCAAGGCCGCCTGATCGGCGCCCAGCCCTAGCTCCGCCATGACCGTCGCCGAAGCCACCGCCGCTTATCAGACCGCCCGCGCCGCCTTCGTGCGCGCCGCGGAGGATCTGCGCGCGGCGGTGGAGGCCGAGGCGGCCGCGCTGCTCGGCGGCCTGCCCGGCGATCTGCAAAGCCTCGCCGAGGCGGTGGCGGCCGAGTGGGATGTGGAGATCGTAGATCTCCTTGGCCGATCCAAGCGCCGCGAGCACGCCGAGCCTCGCATCGCTCTGCTCGCCCTGGCTCGCGCTGCCTGCCCCCACCACACGCTAGAGCGGCTCGGCCAATGGTTCGGCCGCAATCACGGCACCATCCTCCACGCGCAGGCCGCGGTGCGCCGCCTCTGTGATTCCGCCCCCGTCTACCGCGCGCGCGTCGCGCGCGTCCGCGCCGCGCTCCAGATCGAGCCGCTCACCTGAGATCCTATGCACTACTTCACAAACGATCAGAAGACTCACGTCGCGAAACTCGCGCGCGCCGCCTACGAATCTTGGGAAGGCCGCGAGCAGTGGGAGGAGAGCAACGGTGAATTTTCGCGCACCAAATGTTTTGAGATCTGGCGTCACGCCGAGACGGCGAAAGTGACCGGCGGCATCGCCTCGCTGCGCGATTGTGTATCCGAAGTCCACTACCTGCCGCTCGTCGCTCACTTTAACGACCTTGCCGGCAAGGGAGGCGCCGCCCTGCGTGCTCTCCTCCGTCACCAAGAGGAGCGCCGCATCACCCCGTTTTTCAAACTGCAGCAGGCGCTCGCTGAGCGCGGCCTGGACGAAGCCTATGCCGCGGCGATCTGCCGCCGCCAATACAAGTGCGAGCTCGGCGACGCTTCCGAGAAGCAGCTCTGGAGCCTCGTCTTCACCATCCGCAACCGCCGCAAGGTAGCCCAGGTGAAGGAACGCAAACCCGCCCCGCGCCGCATCGCTGCCTCGCTCGGCACGCTCTCCGTGAGCACCCGCGATCTTGAGCAGGGGATGGCCGAAGCTGTCCGTGATGAGCGCTACGAAGACGCCGCCCGTCTACGCGATCTCATCGCCCCCTTCTGAATTATTCATTCCACCGCCCCAAGCTCCCATGACCACGCCCGCCGACATTCGCAACGCACAGCACGAGGCCAAGCGTGCCTCGCATGCGGAGAACCGCGCCAAGGTGCTCGCCGCCCTCCACGAAGCCGCCACTCCCGTCTCCACCCGGCAACTCGCCGAGCAGATGGGCTGGGACGTGCTCTCGGTCCGCCCGCGCGTGACTGAGCTCTACCAGGCCGGCCTCGTTGTGCTCGACGGCAAGGGGCCCGACGGCGGCCTCTACCGCGTCGCCACGGTCCAGGAAACTCTCGAACGCCAGCGCACGCGCCTCGGCCGCCCCGGCGCCGAGATCCAGACCGAACTGCCCTTCACCGTCCGCCGCCGCACCCGCTGATCTCTATGTCCACAACGTCCAGCATCGCTCATTCCGGCGCGCCCGCGCCGACGGTTCCGGTGGTTGGCGCCGTGCCCGGCACCACTGTCGAGGTGTTGCCGGGCCGGCGCTACGTGCCGATGCCGGCCAACGCCATCCAACCCGTGGCCGTGGCCGAGCTGGTGCCCGCCGGCGACGGCACCTTCCGCCCGGTCGCGCGCATCTGCCCGCAGTGGTTCAGCCTCAGCCAGGCCAACCTCCGTCGCCTCGGCATCGGCATAAGTCGCGCCGGGCTGAAGCGCCTCATCGTCGCCGGCTTCGTGGAGGGGCAGCAGGTGACTCCCGGCGTGTATCAATTTAACTACTACAGCTACCTGGAGCACGAGCAAGCCACGCGAGACCCCGAGTTCTGGGACCGCAAGGCACCGGGCCAGCGCTTCACCAACCGCCAACGCTACAGCGCCGCCGTCGACCAGACCTCCTGACTAAAACCGCCGTGCATAGCCCGTGCATTGCGTAGGACGTGCGATCGCACGCTCCCCGCACCCCAGGGCAGCCCGCCAACTCGGTCCCCGTTAAAACAAAAATTCCGACACCCATCCGACCATGAGCGCCAAACTCTTCACGCTGATCGTCCAGGCCGGCGCGATCTTCGGCTTTTGCGCCTGCCTCGGCGGTTACCTGGCATTCCGCGTAGTCCAGGCGATCGAGGCCGGGCTGGTGCGTCTCGCGCGCCGCGTCGCGCCGTATCGCGGCGGGAGGGCGCGCCGATGACACCCGTCGAAGCCGCCCTCGACTACGCCGACTACGCGGCCAACTGGACGCTCGCCACCGCGCGCGAAGAGCTGTGGTCCGCTAAATTCGGCTCCCGCGCCAAGGGCGACGACTTCCTCGGCCGCCGCGAAACTGAGACGCGTCCGGATGCCTGCATGCGCATCCTGGCCGCCGAGGTCCGCCGCCTCCGTTCCGCCGCTCCGTCCTCTGTCCCTCCGTCGCTCTGACGCTCTGGTTTTCGATGCCCAACTTCCTCTTCACTCCATCGCCCAACAAAGACGCCGTCCGCTTCCTGAAGGACAAGGCGCCGGTGGCGCGCGAGGTGTTTGACCAGCTCCTCCCCGAGCTGCGCGGCCTCGCCTTCACCATCACGGGCGTGGAGAACATGGCCATCCTCAAGAAGGCGCGCGAACGCCTCGCCGCGCTCCCGGCCGGCGGCGATTGGGACGCCATCAAGCAGGGTCTCGCCGCCGATCTCGTGCCCTACCTGGGCGAGGAGGGCGGCGCCAAGCGCGCCGAGCTGCTCCTCCGCGTGCACGGCTACGCCGCGTATTCGGCCGCCCAATACCAAGTGATGGACCGCCAGCGCGACGTGTTTCCGTATTGGCAATACCAGGCCGCGGGCGACGAGCACGTGCGCGCCTCGCACGCGGCGCTCGATGGCCTCGTGTTCCCCGCCAACTCGGAGTTTTGGAAGACCCACTTCCCGCCCTGGGAGTTTGGCTGTCGTTGCCAGGTCGTGCCGCTCAGCGAGGACGACGTGGAGGAGATCCGCGCGGAGGACGCGAAGAAGGTGCCCGAGGCGCGCCGCGTGGTGGAGGGCGACCGCCTCTCGCTCGCGGAGAAGCAGGGCATGCTCATCACCACGCGCGGCGGCGCCGGCGGCGTGCCCGCGCAGATCGACGTGCGCAGCCCGCGCGAGAGGAGCGGCGGCAGCGGCTTTTACCACAACCCCGGCGATCTCCACGTCGACCTCGATGCCCTCCGCGCCAGCTACAGCAAGACCCCCGAAGGCGCCGCCGCCTTCGGAACCTTCGAGCAGTGGGCGCGCAACACCAAGCTCGGTCCCGGCCGCGGCACCGTGTGGGCGTGGCTTTCGCCCCAGCCCCGAGCCACGCCGGGCGCACCAAGGCCCGCGCCCGATCCCGGCGCCGGAGAGATCCCAAGCGATCCCGCCTTTTTCGCCCGCCTGCGCACTGTGCGTCGACTCGGCGGCAGCACCGGAGCCATGCTCGTCGAAGACCCGCAGACCGGGCGCCGCTACGTGCTCAAAGCCGGCGCGAGCCCGGAGCACCTCCTCGAGGAGGACCGCGCCGACGCCGCCTACCGCGCGCTCGGTCAGTCGGTGCCGCCCTCCGTCATCGGCCAGCGCGACGGTCGCCCGGTGAAGGTCGCGGAGTTCATCGAGGGCAAGACGCTCCGCGACTATCTCGCCTCGGCCACGCCCACCGAGCGCCAAGCGGTGCTCGCCCGCCTCGAGTCGGGCTTCGCCGCCGACGCCCTCCTCGGCAACTGGGACGTCATCGGCCTCGCGCAGGACAACATCGTCGTGTCTGCCGACGGCACGCCTTGGCGCATCGACAACGGCGGCTCTCTCCGCTTCCGCGCCCAGGGCGCGCGCAAGACCGACGCCGAGTGGCACGCCTTTCCGCAGGAGCTCTGGACGCTGCGCGACGCACAGAAAAACCCAGCCACAGCGTCCGTCTTCGGCTCACTTGATTTCTACCGCATCGCCGCGCAGATCGAGCGCATCCCGGAGGCCGAACTGCTCGCCGCCATCGGCGACGAACTCGCGCCGACGGTGCGAGCCCGCCTGGAGCACATGCGCGATCTCTCGCGCAAGGCTCGCGAGTTTGAGCGCGCCGACTTCGCCGCCCGCCACGCCGACGGAGTCGCCCGCCACATGCTCGGCCTCCGCCAGGCCGGCGTCTTCGACCGCATCGCGCCCTCGCTCGTCCAGCGCGGCACCGGCGACGTCACCCTCTACGACAGCGCCGGTCGCGCCTTCGACAACCTGCGCTCGCAGCGCGGCGCCACAAGCGATCCCAGCCAAGGTTTCTTCGACGCCATCGTGCCCGCCGCCAAGTCGGTCAACGCCCACCACGCGAAGGGCGACACCGCCTACAACCAAGCGAAGATCCAGGCCGCACTCGCGCAAAAGCCCCAGCTCGCCGCCCTCCTAAAGACTGGCACCGACGAGCAAAAGGCGATGGCCGATCACTACCTTCAAGCGATCGTCGCCATCGAGGCCGCCCAAGGCAAACCCGGCGCCACCGTGCCGCACCTCTCGAAGTTCGCCCTCTCCGCCGGCGATCAGGCCTCCGTGATCTCCCGCGCGGCCGGCTACCTCAAAACGCAGGGCAGCGATTGGCAGATCATCGCGGACTGGGCTGCGGAACAGGCGCACAGCTCGCGCAGCACGCTCTCCATGGCCGTCAAACAGTGGTATCTGGAGCGCCTGCCGGGCGCCAAGGCTACCGACTTCCACGCGCCGCCGAGCTCCGCTCACCTCGCCGCGATGCGCAAGAAATATGGCGCGGAGAAGGTGGACATCGCCTTCGAGACGCTGCACGCTCTGACGCAGGAAGTCCTCGCGCGTGTCGAGGCGCCGGGCAACGACACCGCGCGCCGCCTCGTGCGGCTGCTCCGCACCGAGACCACGGCCACGGCCGTCGAGCAGAGCCTCAAGCCAGGCGAGGTCGGCGAATACAAACGCGGCGTCAACGAGAGCTTCAGCACCATCACCAACTTCGCCGGCGGCTCCGGCGCCGTCACCGTTTCCGCCATGCCGCACGCGCGCGTCACCGCGCTCTACTGGTTCGAGCGCCAGCCAGGGAAGGGCGGCGGCTTCTTCCTCGGCGACAGCGAAAACGAGTTCACTGCGATTGGCTGGAAGGTGCCGGTGAAATACCTCGGCCGCAACAAGCGCACCAACCCCGCTCCCGGCCTCCGCCGGGAAGACTGGGAAATCTGATGCTCCGCCCATTTTATCCGACCATGAAGATCCTGGAACGTCTGGAAGACTACACGCTCGACCGCCTCGCCGTCGTCCGCGGCGAGGACGGGCTCGAGCTGCACGGCTGGTTCGGAGGCACCGAGTGCCTGCTTGACGCCAAACCCTCCGCGCTCGCAGCCGGCCTGGTGGGCTGCATCCCGCTCGACCCGGAGCTCGCGCTCGAATGGCCCATGCAAGTGCGAGTGGAAGCCGATGGCGTGGAGCAACTGTGCGACTGCGCCACCGCAGACCCACGTGCCGCCGCCGCGCTCCGCCGCCTGCGTCAGGCGATGGAAGATGGTCACGCCCGCGCCGGCATGGAGATCGAGAAAGGGGAGGACTGAACCATGTGGCTCTGCACCAAACTCGGCTTTTTCTCGATCGTCGCGAAGACGCCCGCCGAGGTCCACATCCGCGCGCGTGCGGAAAAGGATCTCCACAACCTCCGCCGCCTGGTTTACCTGCGCAACGACGTGACCGCGTCACGGTGGAAGATCCACCGCACGTCGCCGGCGGATTATCGGTGGCGCATCGTCATTCGACCGGAGGAGCTGACGGTCGTGCTGCACGCGCTCGCCATGGATCTCGACTACTCCAACTTCAAGGGCGTGATCGCGAGCCGGCCCGACCAGCGCGACAAGCTCGCCATCTACTCCGCCTTCCACCACGCTCTGGAGCACTGGCAGAACAACGGAGGTCAGCGATTATCCTTTTCTTCCCTATGAGCCACGCAAACGGACTGGTGAAGTTCCCGGACGGCGAATGTGCGGTCGCTACACCATCAAGGACGTCCAGGAAGTGGGGCGGATCTACGGGCCCCGTGCCGCCGGAGATCGGCCTCGATTTCGGCGGCGGGCCGAACAGCGCGTGAGTTTTTCCGTGTCGTCCGTGTCTTCCGTGGGCCCCTCATCCTGATCTATCGCTCTGCTCCTCTCTCCGTCCGATGTCCCTCTCCGTCCGCGACAAGCTCTCCGAAGCCCTCCGCAAGCTCGCCGGCGGCGTCGACAAGCGGCCCATCCTCGAGGCGATGGGTCTGCAGCTTGTGAGCATCACGCAGCGCAGCTTCAACGACGAGTCGCAGCGCGCGGCGGCTTGGGCGCCGCTCAAGCCGGCGACGCTCGCGCAGAAGCTCAAGGCCGGCAAATCCTCCGCCATCCTGAAGCGCAATGTCGTGCTCGCGCGATCGTGGCGCGTGGGCGCCGTCACTCCCTCCACCGTCACGGTGGGCACCGATCGGCCTTACGCGCCCTACCACCAGTTTGGCGCGCCGAAGCGCGGCATCCCCGCGCGCCCCATGCTCCCGTTCACCGGCACGCCCGAGCGCGCCGAGCTCGCGCCTTGGGCGCGGGAGAAGCTCCGCAAGATCGGCCAGGCGAAGCTCGATAGCCTGCTGAAGCAGCAGGCCCAAGGGTAAGGGTAGCGCGCAATCCCCGCCACCGCGCCCAGCCGTGCCACGGCGCGTGGCGAGTGTAGTGGTAATTCGGGCACGGTGGGCGCATGCATTTGCGCGCCGTCCGTCTCCACTTCGCCACCGGCCCACAGGCCGAGCTGCCGACGCGCATCCTCGTCGGCAAGTGGGGCCGCAACCCTTCCGTGAAGGGCGACTATCTGGTAAACGAGACGACCGCGCGCACCCTGCCGCTCGCGCTCAAGAAGGTAAACTTCGACACCGTCGCGCTCGACTTTGAGCACAACACCGTGCCTGGCTCGCCCGCCTATCGTGCCGAGGCCGAGCCGCGCAAAGTCGCCGCTCACGGCACCCTCTCCGTCGTGCCCGGCGAGGGCCTCTACTTCGAGCCCACCACCTGGACCCCCGAGGGCAAGACCGCCGTGCATGGCGGCCACTATCCCGATTTGTCGCCCGCGATCGTGACCAACGATGCGGGCGAGGTCGTCTTCGTCCACTCCGTCGCCCTCTGCCGCCAGGGCGCGACCGAAGACCTGCGGCTCGATCTTCACAGCGCCGGCCTCGGCTCCCTCTCGCCCGAACCTTCCGCCCAACCCTCCGTATCCATGGATAAATACAAAGCCCTCCTGCTCGCGCTGCTCGGCCTGCCCGACACCGCCGACGACGCCGCGATCGAAACCGCCGCCAAAGGCCTCGCCTCCAAAGTCGATGCCGCCAAGACCGCCGCAGATGCCGCCACCACCCAGGTGCAGACCATGTCCGCCGATCTGAAGGCCCTGCGCGAACTCGTCACCGGCAGCGAGCGCGAGCGCCTGGTCAACGATGCCATCCAGGCGGGCAAGCTCGTGCCGCAATCCATCGCCGAGCTCCCGATCGAGAGCCTGAAGAAGGTGCTCGCCGAGCTGCCCGCCGGCGTCGTGCCGATGGATCGCCGCACCCCCGAGGGCATCAAGACCCATTCGAGCCACGTGGTCACCGGCGACGCCGCCGCCGAGGCCGAGGTCGCCCGCCAGCTCGGCATCAAGCCCAAGCAGTAGACCGATTCTCCCCCCCTCCCATACCGGGCTCCTAACCCCCGCGGTCGCTACGGCGCCGCGGGGTTTCCCGGTGAGAAAGCCTGATACCCAACCCTTCCTACCATGGCCGCCGCCACCTCCGAAATCGACACGCCGACGCGCACCGGGACCTACATCCACCTCCCGCTTGCCGCCGCCACCCTCATCTACGCCGGCACCCTCGTCGCGCGCGACGCCGCCGGCCGCGCCGTCCCGGCGGCCGACACCGCGGGCCTCCGCGTCGTCGGCCGCGCCGCTCACACCGTGGACAACTCCACCGGCGCCGCCGGCGCCGCGTCGATCAACATCGAGCCTGGCGTGTTCAAATACGCCAACTCGGAGAGCAACGCGATCGACGCCGACGACGTCGGCAAGCACGCCCTCGTCGAGGATGACCAGACGGTGGCCGAGAGCTCCACGCACGGCGTGATCGCCGGCCGCATCGTCGAGGTCGACGCCGACGGCGTGTGGATCGACACGCGCTACGCCTACTTCGGCCTCCGCACGCTCGTGACGCCCACCAGCACCGACGGCGCCGCCGCGGCCGCCTCGGACCTGGGCGAGCTCAAGACCGAGACGGAGAAGATCGGCGACGACCTGCGCGCGCTGATCTCCGCACTCAACGGCTGAGCCGCCCCCACGATCAGCCACCAAGCACCACGCACCTAGCTCCTCCCTCCCATGCAAATCACTCCCGCGACGCTCCGCGCGATCAACAAGCAGTTCCGCAGCCTCTACGACGAAGGCTTCGCGGCCGGCCCCGAGTTCGTCACCAAATACGCCATGCGCACCACCGCCACCACGGCGGAAGGTGTTTACGGCTGGCTCGGCGCCATCCCGAGCATGCGCGAATGGCTCGGCGATGCCGTCATCCACAACCTCCGCACTCACGAATACAAGATCCCGAACAAGGAGTTCGAGGTCACCATCGGCGTCGACCGTGTGGACATCGAGCGCGACAACCTCGGCGTCTACGCGCCGATCCTCACCGAGCTGGGCACCTCCGCCGCGCAGCATCCCGACCAGCTCTTCTTCGAGACGCTCGTCGCGGGCTTCACCAAGACCTGCTACACCGGCAAGACCTTCTTCGCCACCGACCACGAGCCGGTGAAAGGTAAGCTCAAGTTCAGCAACAAGGGCACGAAGAAGCTCTCCGTCGCGAACTACGAGGCCGCCCGTGCGAACCTGAAGAATCGTCGCAATCCCGAAGGCCGCCCGCTCGGCCTCGGTCGCGATCTCGTGCTCCTGGTCTCGCCCACCTACGAGAAGGTCGGTCGCGAGATCCTCATCGCGGAGAAGGTCGGCGGCGGAAACGACAACGTGAACAAGGGCACCGCCCGCCTCGAAGTCGCTTCGTGGCTCTCTTCCCACGAGCACATGTGGTTCCTCTTCGAGAACGGCCGCAAGGTGAAGCCCCTCATCCACCAGGTGGAGAAGGAGACGCAGTTCCACTCGCTCGACGATCCGAACAGCGCCGAGGTCATGCTCAAGAAGCGCTTCCTCCACCAGGCCGAGGGCCGCTACGCCTGCGGTTTCGGTCTGCCCGAGCTCATCTACGGCTCCACCGGCGAAGACGCCGCCTGATCCACCCTTTCCGGCGCGCTCATCCGTCGGGGAACATGGTCGTTAGTTAATCGAGCCCCGCTCCTGGTCGGAAGCGGGGCTCCCTTCAGCCCACGACCCGGCTCCCACCCATGCCCACTCCCTACGTCACTCTGTCCGACATGTCCGCCCGCCTCCCCGCGGTGTTTCTCGTCCAAGCTCTCGACGACGACCGCGATGGCGCCGCCGATCCCGGCGTGTGGGATGCCGTGGCCGCCGCCGTCGCCCAGGAGATCGACGGTGTCCTCGGCGTGCGCTTCGCCGTGCCGTTCTCCAATCCGCTGCCCGGCCCCGTCGTCACCGCCGCGCAGGTCCTCGCCGCCGAAGCACTCTACGCACGCCGCGGCTTCCAGGGCGACGACAAGAACCCGTGGGCCAGCCAGGCCAAACAGCAGCGTGCGCTGCTCCTCCAGATCGCGAAGGGCGAGCTCCCGCTCAGCCCCAGCAAGACCCGCGCTCAACCGAGCGCATCGATCGTCGCCGAGACGAGCAAGACCACCAGCTCCCGCGGCCGCACGATGGCCTGACCTCGCCGCACCGCCATGTCTCATTACCTCGAGCCTGATCTGCTTCTCGCCAAGCTAGTCTCCGACCTCGAGCCCTGGGTGCGCGAGCAGAAGGGCCTGCTCTCCGTCGCCGCCGATCCCTGGCACTTCCTCGAGCTGCTCGCCGAGGCGCCGCAAGGCTGGCGCGCGGTCCTGCACTTCTCCGGCGACGACAACCGCATGGACGATCCCGACGCCGGTTGCTGGTGCAACTACCGCTTCGAAGTCGGCGTGACCTGCCAGAAGGGCCTCAGCCTCGACCCCGAGGAAGGCCTCTACAAACCCCGGCCGGGCCACGCACCCGCTCTGCTCCGCCTGGTGGCTCTCACGCGCCAGCGCATCCGCTCGCTGGAGTTCGTCGTCGAAGGCTCGCCGCGCCACGTGCTCTACCGCGGCTGCGAGCCGATCGTGCTGCCCGACGGCACGCCGCTGTCCGGCTACCGCCTGCGCTTCGAGCTGATCGCTCATCCCGAACCCATCGAGGCCTACCGCCAGATCTGATCTCCGCTCCTCGCTCCCAGCTCCCCGCTCAATCCCATGGCCAACAATCCCGTCATCACAGGCGACAGCACAGTGCTCTTCGGCGTGTCCGGCACCACGAGCATCACCGGCATTCTCCAGTCCTGCGAAGTCGCCCTCGAGGGCGACAAGCTCGAGGTGCAGGACGAGACTGGCTACGTCGTCGCGGTCATCTACTACAACGACAAGAAGCAGATCACCTTCGAGATGATCGTGAAGACCGCCGCGCCCACGCTCAAACGTGGCGACGACATCGCGATCGCCGGCGTCATCGGTGCGCTCGTCGACACCACCCGAGAGCTGTGGCGCAACAACGACGTGCGCAAATACCAGGTCACGGCCACCTACTACTCCGGCCTCACGCTCGGCGGCTCGTAATGAGCCGACCGCTACAGCTCGCCATGCCCGCCCGCCGCAAAACCCGCTCTCGCACCGCCGCGCCGTCCGCGGACGTCTCCTTCTCGCCGGCCGAGGTCGCCGCAGCCTCCCGCGCGCGTAAGGCCGCGAAGGTGCGCACGCCGCCCGAGGTCATCGACGCGTTCGCGCCCTCGCTTCTCTCCGTGCGCGACGTGGTCTTCCAACCTCTCACGCTCGGATCGCTCATGGTGCTCGAGCGCATCGGCAGCCCGCTCGCCGACGAAAACTTCGGACCCGACACCGAGGTCACCACGCAAGACCTGATGGCTGTCGTGCTCGTGCTCACGCGCCCGCCGGCGGACTCGTTGGCCATCCTCGGGCGCGGACAAGACGAGTGGGATCGCGCCTGCCTCGCGCTCGCCTCGCGCTTCGAGCCGGCCGACATAGCCGCGCTCGGCCTCAAGCTCCGCGAGACCTTCACGCGCGCCTTCGCCACCGTCATTGCGTCCGAAAAAAAAAGGATGACGGACTCCCCATCGATCCCGCCGGCAACGGGCTCGGCTGGGGGCTGACGCTCCTTGATACGCTCATGAGCGAATACGGCTGGGAGGTGGAATACACTCTCGGCCGACCGCTCGCCCAAGCCTTCGCCCTCTACGAGGCCATCAAGGCCCGCTACGGCGCCAAGCCCGCCGGCCCCACCTACGCCGACCGCGCCGTCCTCGCCGCTCTGGCCTCGGCCAAATCTCACCCGTGAACCTCTTCGCCACCCTCGGCCTCAACTCGCTGCCCTTCCTGCGTGGCCTCGGCCAGGCAGGTGCGGGGCTGGCCGGATTTCGCACACTCCTGAGCTCGGTGGTCGCGCCGCTCGCGGGCATGACGGCCGCCTTCCTCGGCGTGAGCAGCGCCGCCGGCGCGCTCAAGCGTGCGGTGGGCGAGGCCGCGCAGATGGAGGACCTCGAGGGCAGCTTCACCACGCTCCTCGGCTCGGCCGCCGCCGCCCAGGCCCGCATGAAGGAGCTCGCGGACTTCGCCGCGCAAACTCCCTTCGACATGCCCGGCATCGCCGCCACGTCGAAGTTGCTCCAGTCTTTCACCGGCGACGCGCTCGCCACCGGCGAAGGCCTGCGCCTGGTCGGCGACGCCGCGGCGGCCGTGGGCCAGCCGCTCGAGGCCGTGAGCATGTGGTTCGGCCGACTCTACGCCGCGCTCCGCGAAGGCCAGCCGCTCGGCGAGCCGCTGCAAAACCTCACTCAGCTCGGCCTCGTGTCGGGCGACGTGCGCAAGCAACTCATGGCGCTGCAGGGCACCGCGCTCGACTCCGCCGCGGTGATGGACGCGCTCCAGCAGGCCTTCGGTCGCAACACCGGCGCGATGGAGCGCCTCAGCCAGACTTTTAACGGTCGCCTCTCCACACTCCAGGACACCCTCGGCGCGCTCTATCGTGAGCTCGGCACCCCTATCCGCGACGCGCTCAAGCCCTTCCTCGAGCGCAGCACCAAGCAGCTCGAGGGCCTCGTCCCGATGGCGCAGCGCGTGGGCGAGCAGATCGGCGCCGCGCTCAATCTCGCGGGCGTCGCGATGGCGAACGGCACCTGGCCGCAGCTCCTCGGTGACGTGGTCGCCGTCGCACTTGGCGGCGCCGTCAACACCTTCTCCGGCGCCCTCGTCGGAGCGATCGCCGGCGCGCTCTCGCTCTTCACCTCGGGCGAGTTCTGGAAAGGCGCGGCGGTCGGCATCACCGCCCTCGGTGCCGCGCTCCTCCAGGCCTTCATGCGCCCGCTGACCTACCTCCAGGCCGGCATGGACACGATCGTGGGCAAACTCTTCGAGGCGATCGGCAAGATCCCCGTCGTCGGCGAGAAGATGGGGCTCGAGGGCTTCAAGGGTGCCAGCTTCGAGGAGAATCTCGCCGACCGAGAAAAGAACGGATTCTTCCTCCGCGACGCCGCGGAGAGCGCCACGGCCGACGCGATCGCGTTGACGGGCTTCGATCCGGCGAAGTTGACGGCCACCTTCCAGGAGGCGGCGGAGACCTTCAAGGAGGGCTTCCGCACTGGCGACATCTTCGATGTGTCGGCGATGCGCGAGCGCCTCGCCGAGGCCTTCGCCGGCGCGCGCGAGGCGATGGCCGCGACCCGCGAAAAATCGGAGGACGCCCCGGCAACTGGCGGTGGCGCGAGCGACGCCGCCTCGAGCACGAAGGGCCTCGGCGATCTCATGGCCGACCGACTCGCGAAGATCGGCGGCTTTATCGGCGGCGCGGGAGGTCCGGCCCTCGACTACGCGCGGCGCACCGCGACGGCGACCGAGCGCGTCGCCAACGACATCCGCCAGCTCCCCGGCCAGCTCGCCCGCATCCTCCCCGCCACGCCCGGCGCCACCTGGGCCTGATTTTCCTGCCATGAAACTCCATCGCCTCCCCTGGCCAGCCCTCGCCCTCCTCGGCCTCGTCTGCGCGCCCGCGCTCGCCCCGGCGCAGATCCTGCCGACGCCGGCATACACGCCCGTCACCACCGCCGCAGACGGGACCATCCGCACGCCGGCCAACATCTGGACCGCCAACGCGACCGCGATCGCGGAGGCGGTGGACGGCGCCTTCAACGACGGCGCGATCTCCATCGCCAAGATCTCCGGCCTCCAGCCCGCGCTCGACGCCAAGGCCGATCTCTCCGGCGCGGCGTTCACGGGAGGAATTACCGCGCCAAGCGTGTCGATTGACAGCACTGGTTATCTCAGCTTGCCGACTACAGCCCAGACTACCGCTGGTCGTCTATGGCTCGAGGGTGATGTCTTGGCGTATTACACGGACACCGGGCCGAAGACCGTCGTCAACACGACCACCACGCAGACGATCACCGGAAACAAGACGTTCACCGGCACGGTTACTCTCCCCTCCACGACCAGTATCGGTAGCGTATCCGGCACCGAGCTTGGATACCTCGACGGCGTGACTTCGGCGATTCAGACGCAGCTCAACGCCAAGGCCCCGCTGGCGAACCCGACGTTCACTGAGACGGTGACGCTGCCCTCGACAGTCACCGGCAGTGGCGCGCTGAACATTACCGCAGGTGGAACGAGTCAAAGCGTCACGATCACGCCGACTGGCTTTGGACAGGTCTTGCTCAGG